ATTCTTATGAACCAGAAGGTGAAGTTATTGATGAAAAGGCAGTAAGTAAATCTCAACAACGTTTTATGGGTATGGTTTATGCAGCTAAGAAAGGAGAAACTCCAGCTTCTCCAGAAGTAGCTAAAGCTGCTAAGTCAATCTCTAAAGGAGAGGCTAAGAAGTTTGCAAAAACTAAACATGAAGGTTTACCTGATAAGGTAAAGGAAGAATTGGAAGTTATTGATGAGAGAAGAAGAGAGGATAAGGGAACTCCAAGACCAAAAAGAGATAGAGCTCTTGAAGTCGTTAAGGGAATGATTCGTCAACAGACTGGAAAACCAGCTGGTCAACGTAAAAAAGTTCCTGGAAAAAAGCCACCTAAGGCAGGAGAGTATGGAGCTCCTCAATCACCATCTCAGAAAGTTAAACTTCGCAAAGCGCAACAACAAAGATCTCAAGAGTGGCAACAAGATACAAAAGGAACCTGATAATCTTCTCTTAATAAGTGATTTTTTCTAAATACTTTTGAATCCACTTATACGGAGGACATTATGGGTGTATTAGTAGAGGTTGTAAAACCACTTCTTCTTGCAGCATTGAATTCTTGCCATACTAAGCGTCTTGTAGTAGATTTACTTGAGCGTTATGTAAAGACCACCGATAACGATATTGATGATCTAATCGCAGGAACTGTAAGAACGGCACTTCTTAAGAACTGCTGAATTCACTTTCAATATTAAAATTTACTGGAGAGGCGACTCTCCTTTTTTTATAAATATTTTTAGCAAATAATTTTTTTACGGAAGAAAGACATGGCACTCTGGGGAAATAACGATGCAGTAGGTGCGGGTGGTTCAGTATCATTGAATTATTCCACCGGTGTTGTAACTGGAACTGGGACTACTTTTGGTCAAGTTGGAGCTGCTGCAACGGGTGATATTATCAGATTTGGTAGTCGTTCCGGTACTTACTTTGGTGATGCTGTAATTGTTGGCATTGCTAGCACAACCCAACTTACAATCGGATCAACTGCAGGATTAAGTGGATCCGCTATTGCTTCAACTTCATTTACAGTATCTCAACTTCCTAAGTACACTGTTCTTGATTCCAAATACAGTGAAGCATCTTGGGGAACTGATGATTCATATGTTTATGGTGTTGCCGAAGGTGGAATGACAGCAGCAACTGGAACTTCCTACGCTCTCACTCATGAAGGTTGGGTTGGTGTTACAACTTATACCGATGCCAATGGATCATTAAGAGTTAAGCATGAAGTTCTTGTTGCAATGTCCGGAATTACTACAGGTAATGCACCTGTCTTCCCACCTGCATGATAACATATGATCTTTAATGAACTGAATGAGGATAACTTCCTCCTTTTTGCTATTAAGAATTATGAGAATCCTCAGGCAGTTACCAAAGAAGATTTTGATAAAGACTTAAATCATTTCAAATATATCAAAAGACTTTTGAAACGATATAAGAATACGGGGGAACTTAAGGTTCCCCTTTTGATCAATCACTTTATTGTTCTATACAATATTTTTGGCGAAGCAGCAACACCAATGTTATTTTTCAAGATAGAAAAAGACTACTGGTGTGTTATGAAAACTTTTATTTTATTTTTGAACAAATTGCCAGAATATCCAAAAGGTTATATTCATGATATTCCGGTTGATTTGAACTGTTTAAAAGAACTCCAGAAAATCTTTAAGCAAAATGAACAAACTTGATAGAATTATTCAAATGATTCGTGAACAGATGGTTGCGAATGCTCCTGGAGCTTCTGGAGGATTTAGTTCTTCCGCGGATCCTAAGGGTCCTGTTGCTGGTTATGATACTAAGATGATGAAGAAAGGTAGAAAGTATATGAAAGGTCCGGGAAGAAAAGTCTGGTTAGATTACCTCAAATCCTCCAATGACAGAAGATCTTAAAGTAGCTGTATTAGAACAGAAAGTTGAAGATGTTAAGGATATTATTGTAAAAATTGATAACGCTATTGAAAAATTAAGTGAAGTAAATAGTAATGTAACTAAGATGCTTGCGGTCCATGAAGAAAGGATCTCGAAGCAAGAGGAGGCCGACTTTATACTCTTTGCTAAAATTGACAAACTCCGTGATAAAGTTGACCGCGATTATGACGCACTTGTGTCACGAGTACAAACGATAGAAAAAAGGGTCTGGATGGCCATTGGTGCAATTGCTTGCATTACATTTATTATGAATAACACTCGGGTTATAGAAATCTTGACACCCACCGATCAAAGTTCTATAATGGAGCACAGGAACTTTAAGGTTTGATTATGGTAGGTGTATATTGCTACTATAGAAATTATGAACCAATTTATGTTGGATGTAGTGTGGATTTAATCATATAAATTCTACTTCAAAAATGTGTGAAAAATGTGGTAAAGTGTCTAGTCCTGGTAATTATTCCAGGTGGCACGATGAAAATTGTAGAAAGGAGAATTAATGGATTACATTGATCAAAAATATATTATGATGATTTCATCTAGGCTTCAAAAGTTTAAAAAAATTAAGCCAAACCTTTACAATTTTAGGTGCATCATCTGTGGAGATTCTCAAAAGAATAAAACCAAGGCAAGGGGATATCTATATCAAGTAAAGAACAATACAAACTTTAAATGTCACAACTGCGGATTAAATATATCTTTTAATAATTTTCTAAAACAAGTAGATATCAATATACATAAACAATATACTTTTGAAAAATTTAAAGAGGGAACTACTGGTAGAAACTTTGTTGTTGATGAACCAGAGTTTAAGTTTGAAACTCCAAAGTTTAAACCGAAGTTAGATTTGCCAAAGGCATCAGAAAATCCTGATGCAAAATCATATCTAGAAAAGAGAAAACTAAACCCACATAAATTCTATTACACTGAAAAATTCAAGGAGTGGACCAACTCTTTAAAACCTACATTTGACTCCACCATTAAAGATGAACCGAGGATTATTATCCCTCTGTTTTATCAAGATACACTAGTCGGATTTCAGGGTAGAGCACTTGGTCCCAATAAGATTAAATACATTACTGTGATGCTTACTGATGACGCACCAAAAATCTATGGTCTTGATGAAGTACAAAAAACTGAAACTGTCTACATCACCGAAGGACCCTTTGATTCAACTTTCATTCGCAACTCTATTGCTCTATGTGGAGCTGACGGTGATATTGCTAAGTGGGGTATTCGCAATCGGGTTTGGATATACGATAACGAACCACGTAATCCAGAGATCGTCAGACGAATCCAATCTAAAATTGAGAGTGGAGAGTCCGTCGTCATTTATCCAAACTCAGTGATTGAAAAAGACATTAATGATATGGTTCTATCTGGACTTGATGTTCAATCCATGGTAGAATCAAACACTTACTCTGGTTTAGAAGCAAAACTCAAATTTACCACCTGGAAGAAAATATGAGCAACGGTTTAAAGGTTCAAAAGAGAAATGGATCTATTGAGAATATTGACCTCGATAAGATGCATGTGATGGTTGAAGAGGCTTGTAGAGGTCTTGCAGGGGTCTCTGCAAGTCAAGTTGAGATGAAGTCTGGTATTCAGTTTTATGATGGAATTACTACCGCAGAGATTCAAGAGATTCTAATTCGTAGTGCTAGTGATCTAATTGATCTTGATCATCCAAATTATCAGTTTGTTGCTGCTCGTCTTCTTTTGTTTTCGGTTCGTAAACAACTTTATGGGAAGATGAAAGAACTTCCTACTCTGGAACAACACATTATTGATTGTGTATGTTCTGAAGTTTATGATTCAGATATCTACAATAAGTATTCTCAGGAAGAAATTGCTAAGGCAGATTCATTCATTGACCACGATCGTGATTTCTTGTTTACATATGCAGGACTTCGCCAGGTAGTAGATAAGTATCTCGTACAGGATCGTAGTGGCGGTGGAGTGTATGAAACTCCCCAGTTCATGTATATGATGATTGCTTTGACTATCTTTGCAGAGTATCCCAAAGAAACCAGAATGTCATATGTCAAGAGGTATTATGACGCAATCTCCAAACACAAAATCAACATCCCCACACCCATCATGGCAGGAGTGCGAACGCCACTTAGACAATTTGCTAGTTGTGTTCTTGTTGATGTTGATGACACCCTCGATTCTATCTTTAGCTCTGACATGGCTATTGGTCGATACGTTGCGCAGAGGGCGGGAATCGGCATCAACGCTGGTAGAATCCGTGGCATCAACAGCAAAATACGAGGTGGCGAGGTTCAGCACACGGGTGTTGTACCGTTCCTCAAAAAGTTTGAAGCGACTGTCCGATGCTGTACTCAAAATGGCATACGCGGTGGATCCGCCACCGTCCACTTCCCCATCTGGCACCAAGAAATAGAAGATATTCTGGTTCTTAAGAATAACAAGGGAACGGAAGATAATCGTGTCCGCAAACTTGACTATTCAATTCAAATTAGCAAGTTGTTCTATGAAAGATTTATTCAAGACGGTAAGATCACGCTTTTCTCTCCGCACGATGTCCCTGGACTTTATAATAGCTTTGGACTCCCTGAGTTTGACGATCTCTACGTTCAATATGAGAACGATCCGACCATTAAGAAAAAAACTATTAAGGCGCAAGAACTCATCCTTAACCTTCTTAAGGAACGTGCGGAAACGGGTCGGATCTACATTATGAATCTTGATCACTGCAACTCTCACTCATCCTTCAAGGATAAGATTGAGATGAGCAATCTGTGTCAAGAAATTACTCTTCCAACCTATCCTATTCAACATATTGATGATGATAATGGTGAGATTGCTCTTTGCATTCTTTCTGCCATTAATGTCGGTAAAGTAAAGTCTGATGAAGAACTTGAAGAACTTTGTGACCTTTCAGTTCGTGGACTGGATGAACTGATTGACTATCAGAAGTACCCTGTACGTGCTGCAGAACTTGGTACAAAGGCACGTAGGTCCCTTGGAATCGGTTATATTGGTCTGGCTCATTATCTTGCTAAACTGGGATATTCTTATGACTCTCAGGAAGCATGGGATGCGGTTCATGGTCTCTCAGAATCTTTCCAATATTATCTTCTGAAGGCATCTAATGAACTCGCTAAAGAAAAAGGATACTGTGAGAACTTTGGTCGCACCAAATATGCTGATGGAATTCTTCCTATTGATACTTACAAAAAAGATGTAGACGAAATTTCTTCTATTCCATACCAGCATGATTGGGAAACTCTTAGGGCATCTATCCTGGAACATGGTCTCAGGCACTCAACACTGTCCGCACAGATGCCATCGGAGAGCAGTTCCGTTGTGTCAAACGCAACAAATGGAATTGAGCCTCCTCGTGGATTCTTGTCCATTAAGAAGTCCAAGAAAGGTCCTCTTAAGCAAATTGTTCCACAGTATGCTACACTGAAGAACAACTATACTTTGTTGTGGGACATGAAGAGTAATGAAGGTTATATCAAAATCGTTGCTATGATGCAGAAGTTCTTTGATCAAGCTATTTCTGGTAACTGGAGTTACAATCCAGAGAACTATCCTGACAATGAAGTACCAGTTTCGGTTATGGCAAATGACTTCTTGACTACATACAAGTACGGATGGAAAACTTCTTACTATCAGAATACCTACGATATTAAAACTGATGAGGTGATTGAAGAAAAGAAATCCGAATTGGAAAATCTAATTAATGAGTTAAGTTCAGTAGAGGAGGGAGAGTGTGAATCCTGTGCAGTTTAAAATTTCTTCAACAGAAGAACCTCAAACAAGTATCAAAGGAATGACTGTTTTTAATACAGAAAAAGTAGATACCAAAAAGCAACCTATGTTTTTTGGTAAACCACTTGGAGTCCAGAGATATGATTCATACAAATATCCAATCTTCGACAAACTGACTACTCAACAGTTAGGATACTTCTGGAGACCTGAAGAGGTTTCTCTCCAGAAGGATCGTGGAGATTATCAAACACTACGTCCTGAACAGAAGCATATCTATACTTCTAATCTGAAGTATCAGATTATGCTTGATTCTGTTCAGGGTCGTGGACCTGGAATGGCATTTATTCCTTATTGCTCTTTACCAGAACTTGAAGCATGTATGGAAGTCTGGGGATTTATGGAGATGATCCATAGTCGTTCCTATACTTACATCATCAAGAATGTGTACTCAGATCCTTCTGAGGTATTTGATACTATTATAACTGATAATCGCATTCTTGATCGTGCTAAGAGTGTGACTGAATCGTATGATGACTTTATTCAGTCAGCACAACAGTATGGTGTATCCGATACTTGGATGCATAATCTTGAAGGTGTTTCATACGCAAAAGAAACAATCAACGATGTTAAAAGAAAACTCTATAGAGCAGTCGCAAACGTTAACATTCTTGAAGGTATTAGGTTCTACGTTAGTTTTGCTTGTAGTTTCGCATTCGGTGAACTTAAGCTTATGGAGGGATCCGCTAAAATTATCTCTCTTATCGCAAGAGACGAAAACCAACACCTAGCCATAACTCAGAACATCCTGAATAAGTGGCGTGATGGTGATGATCCCGAAATGAAACAGATCGCAAAGGAAGAGGAAGAGTGGGTCTATGCGATGTTCGATCGTGCTGTAAATGAAGAAAAGAAATGGGCAGATTATCTGTTCAAAGATGGCAGCATGATTGGACTCAATGATAAACTTCTTCAACAATACGTAGAATGGATTGCAAACAGAAGACTTAAATCAATTGGGTTAAAGCCCCAATACGATATTTCAGCAAACAATAATCCACTTCCTTGGACTCAGCACTGGATCTCATCTAAAGGTCTCCAGGTGGCACCCCAGGAAACGGAAGTTGAAAGTTATGTGGTTGGTGGAATCAAACAAGACGTGAAAAAAGACACATTTAGTGGTTTTAAACTTTGATAGATAGAGGAGGTAACACTCCTCTTTTTTATAAATATTTTTAAATTCGGTATATTAAATGAATACTAGAGAATATTCTGAACTGCAGAAATTATATTCAAATATCATAAATGAGTATGATGAGGCTAAATCAGCAGCTTCGGCTGAAAAAAATCTCCAACATTCATTTAATAGACCTGGATCTCAAGCTCCTGGATATAAGTATAGTGGAAGAATGGCACCGAACAGAAATGGTTCGGGTCAAGTTCCTGAACAAAAGAGAGTACAACAAGATTTAAAAGCAGCCACTCAAAGATCCCAACAGAGGCAATTACAAATGAACTCCTACGATCCGTTTGAAATAGTTAAGAATCATCTTCTAGACGAGGGATATGCTAGTGATGAAAGATCAGCTTTTGCGATCATGGCAAGTATGAGTGAGGGTTGGAAACAAAGTATCCTTGAGATGGATGATTTTGCAGCTGGTGGTGGTAATGCAAAGATGAAGGCAACTGGTATGACTAAAGATCAAGTCATCTCACTCGGAAAGAAGAATGTGGCAGCTAAACCAGCATCTTCATCATCCTCTTCAGGAAAATCATCAGGATCTACTCCATCTGATGCTGTTAGAGATCGTTTAGCATCTAGAGAAAAGTATCGTGATACTGTAAATCAAGCACGTGCTGCTGGTGTAAGAGGTCCTGTTGGATTGATGAGAAAACAAGCCGCTCAAGATCAAGAAGCAAAATTTAATGCATACTATGATAAACAAAGAAATGATCCTTACTATAAAATAAAATCATTCAAAGATATACCAGGAACATTCAAAAACGGATAAACATAGATAGAGGAGGTAACACTCCTCTTTTTTATGCCTAAGAATCTACTGACTAAAGAAGAATTAAGAGTTCGTGTTTTAAAATTAAAGAACAATCTTCATAATGATCACATCAGACCAGAAATGGATATGAAAGGACTCGCTCATAAATATCTCAACGAAGTCCTTGACATAATTGATGAGTACAGATATTGACTATGAGAATCCTTGGACCTACAATGGAAAAGAATTTGGTTCAAGTGATATTCTGGATTATTATGGTTTTGTATACCATATTCATTGCAACACAACTAATCGCGACTATATTGGTAGAAAATATTTCTGGAGCTTTCGCACTCCGAGAGGAAAATCTAGAAAGGTTAAGGCAGAATCTGACTGGAAGAACTACTATGGATCATGCCCAGAACTCAAGGAGGACATAAAAAAGTATGGTAGGGAGAATTTTACGCGCACTATTTTATCATTACATAAAACAAAGGGCAAAACAAACTTTGAAGAAACAAGACAACTCTTCGCACACAACGTCCTCACGGAAGCACTTGACAACGGAATCCCAGCCTACTACAATAGCAACATCCTCAACAGGTACTTCCGAAAAGACTACTATGGAAACACAGATTGAACCAGTTCCTTATGTGAGGGAGTGGTGTATTGATCGGATTCATCACCTTGCGGATCATGGTGGTGTGGAAGATCAACTTAATGCTCTTTCGATTGCAGAAGAGTTTGATGAGTGGATCAATATCCCTGAGGGAACTCATGAACTTGATTATCTTTGTTTGGAAGAAGAGGGGTGGGGTGATCAGGAAATCGATATTTGGTAAACCAAACATTTGACAAATCCTAAATATTAACTTATTATGTAAAAATCCCTGTTATGAGCAGGGTTTTTTGTTATGAGACTTTGATTTCGATTTAGAGCCGTGGAAAGTGCCCTTTGAGAAAAGGGTGGACCCCCTTTCTATACGGATGTAGAGTTCAACTAATTTTAATGCTTTTCAAAACAATTTCAATTCTTGCCATTGCTATTACAGGACTGGCACCCCTTCAGGCAAAGGCAGCGAGCGGATGTTCCCTCGCATCACATTATGGAGTAGGTGATGGATATCACGGGCAGACAACTGCTAATGGCGAAAGATACAATGCTTATGGAAATTCTGTAGCACATAAAACGCTACCATTTGGAACGAAATTGAGAGTGACGAATCAATCAAATGGTAAGTCGGTGATTGTGCGAGTTAATGATCGTGGACCTTACATTGCTGGTAGGGACCTTGACTTGTCCTATGGCGCATTCTCTTCTATTGCTTCACCAAGTCAAGGAGTTGCCAGAATCTGTTACTCACGGGTCTGACGATCTAAAAACTGAATAAATACAGGGGAGTGGTTGCTACTCCCCTTTTTTTATGTTTAATTTTAACTTCGGAAAAAAGAAACCAGATAAGAAGCAGATAATTACAATAAGTCTCATACTCAGTGGTATCGTAGCAACCCTCTCCCAGTGCTCAGGAGTGTCTGAGAGGACTCTGTGGGACCTTCTAGACGAGGCACAGAGAACTCTGTTCCCTCAGACTATAATCAACGATATCCTTCTCCAGGATCCAGGAATCGTAGAGAGTAGAGTTAAGAGAGATGTAGATAAGGCCATCCGAGAATATGAGGAGTTGACAAGAGACTCAGAACCACCTAGAGTACCTTTGTCCCGGTTCATAGAGAAAGCTCCAGATGAAGCTTTATGTTACTCTAAAGAGTGTAAAAAACTTGGAGGAGAAATGAGACTCTGTTCACCATGGCTTGACACCTGTAAAGAGGAGTGATATACTAAACAAGTAAACAACTTAAGGGCTCATAGTTAAGCGGATATAACTACCGCCTTCTAAGCGGTCGTCCCTGGTTCGATTCCAGGTGAGCCTGTTGACAATTATACTCAATTACTCTATAATTGTCTTATTGCGAGTGTGGTGTAGCGGTAACATGCGAGCCTTCCAAGCTCTTGTCACGGGTTCGATCCCCGTCACTCGCTCTCCTCTGGTAGTCCATTGGTAAGGACACCCCGACAAGGGAGTTGGAAACTGGGTTCGATTCCCAGACAGAGGTACACAAAAGACCTTGAGAGCAATCTCTAAACTGTAGGTTGGTTCACCTACATCTATTCCCATCGACCGAGCAAGCGAACGGGCCCGACTGTTAATCGGAGATTGGTAGGGGCAGTACCTACGATGGGAGTTCTAACACACTTCTAATATAAATAATATAAGAACTGTGTTAGTATTGTGGAAAAAGATTATTTAACTCAACTGGTTGCTGACGGAAAAAGCATTAGGCAAATTTCTAAAATTGTCAATAAAAGTAATGGTGCCGTAAGACACTGGTTAAGAAAATATAATCTTACAACTTATAAACCACCAAAATATGTGGATAATTGTAAGTTTTGTAATGTAAAACTTACTACAGAAAATACTTATGATTCTAAAAAAAGATGGGCTTGTAAGTCTTGTCTTAACAAATATAGAAATAAACAATTTGTAATCACTAAACATAAAATGTTAGAATACAAAGGTGGAAAATGTATTTGTTGTGGATTCGATAAACATTATTCTGCATTAGATTTTCATCATTTAGACCCATCAATTAAAGAATTTAATTTAACTCGTAACAGTATTGGATGGGACAAACTCAAACAAGAACTTGACAAATGTGTTCTTTTATGCTCTAATTGTCATAGAATGATACACGCAGGAGTTATTCAATTGCCCGATGACCCAGCAAGTGAAGGGACCTGATTTACACTCAGGCATCGACGGGAGCGTTACCTGTATCGGGCATACTTGATAAATATTCAAAAAGTTTTAAGTGAATATGGTAAAGAAAAATGATTTCAATACGATGCAAAGACTGCAATAAAGAAATAACGGGTCATCCTACCAAAACAGTGTCCTGCGGTTGTCCGAATATGGCAACGATTCGTGGTGATAAGATTTCTGCTGTTGACTTATCCCGTGTTGTTATGTTAAACTCTATCAAGGAACCACAAAAAACAAATGTGCTTTCTTCTCAAGACCTTGCTTTTCAGGAGGCAAGACGACAACGTAAAGTTCGTCGTTTAGATTTTGAGGTTCGTTGAACCTCTAATATTGGTAGCGTGGCAGAGTCCGGTTTATTGCGCTTGTCTTGAAAACAAGTGAGGGTAACACCTCCGTTAGTTCGAATCTAACCGCTACCGTTTAAACAGTTACATAAGATACAGATTTAAGATTTTATTCCGTTTTCTGTATCGTAGTGTTACAGAATCCTGACACTTAGTTGACTTTGGAAAACCTGTGATTAGTATATATTAGTAATACGAATCACAGACATGGACCAACATACCTATAATAATTGGGTCCGTATAAAGGAAACATTTGAAGCATCTGGTAATACAGATAACATGTTTTATAAGAGAGCAGTGGAGATAGTTAAGACAAGAAGAGATCCTCTAGCAAAGTTTCTTGGAGATGAAAAGTGATGGAACCTCATGATGAGTTCATTAGTCGATCGGAAGTTCAAGAGATGATTGACCAGGCTATTGACAAGCACAATAAAACTGCTACAATAATCTCATCGGCAATCGGTTCGGTTCTGCTTTTCTTTTATGCACATGGTGTTATTGCCATTATAGATAGAGTACGATGAGACATCTTGCTGGGGTACTACTCAACAATCAAGTATTCTTATTCATTTTATGCTATCTCTTGACAATGGTTCCCATCTTAGGTATAATGATCATACACAAAAACAAATAACGGGGTGTAGCTCAGTTTGGTAGAGCGCTGCTTTTGGGAAGCAGAAGTCGTAGGTTCGAATCCTGTCACCCCGACTCATAAACTCACCTTATGAAAATGCAAGAAATTTCTGAACTTCAATCATTCACTGTAGAAGAGTTTCAATCTGACTTTGACAATCTTATGAACAGAGTAGAACGAGGAGAATCATTTATCATAACCAGTGAGCACGGTAACGCAGTTATGGTGCCATATAAGGAAGTGGTACAGGTCTTTGAGGATTGTGGTGTGAGTGAGGATATAATACGAATACACACCGACCACGAAGAAGGTTCGTGATTTTCATGGGGGTATAGCTTAATGGTTAGAGCGGGCTCCTTATAAGGGCTTAGTCTGGGTTCAACTCCCAGTATCCCCACTTGCTCGTTTAGCTATCTGGTGAAAGCACCGATCTCATAAATCGGCAGAGGTCAGTTCAATCCTGACAACGAGCATAAGACAGAAACACCTCTGTCCACCTTGACTTCTCCAAGTCAAACCCTTATAATACTAAGGTCAACATTCAAACAAATGACTCTTAATTCTAAATTCAAGAAAGACATCCAAACTCTTCGTGGTGCAGCAAACGGCGATTTTTATCTTGATGTAAAGAATCCGAAACTCTACAAAAAGGTTCGTCGGTACTATGAAAGTGAAGGTGTAGTATTCTCTGGTGATCCTCTGGATGATTATGAAATGCTTATGGAGTATGTGTATAATGATCTTGAATCTGTTGAGGTTGCGTGATGAAAGTAATCAGGAAACCAACTGTTCTTATGGAACGGTTTCCTTATCGTTATGTCCAAGTTGGCACCTTGGAAATTAATGGGAAACCTGATTATCGTATTCAAAAGGTAGACTCTTATACTGGACGATATCGAGACATGTATCTTTGTGATAATGAAATGCAGTTGTTGACTGCTATGGAAGATTATGATTATACATGTTGGTTGGATCCAGATCGAGTTCCTTGTTATGTGAAAGACGATTAAAGTTAGTATTCACACTGAAATGCTTTTATTGGTATTCAGACCATAATACTCATATATAAGACATGGAAAGTCTTTAAAAACCCTGGTCGGGAGCAAAACCCCTTTATGTCAAAATCTGATATTCTCAGATACATTGGAAACATTCTTCTTCTATCAGGATACTTTTTCTTGTTGTGGGGAGATCCAAAATCTGGGTTGTTAGTTAAGTGTATAGGAAATGCATTTGTTATTCCTTTTGCACTTAAGTATAAATTTTGGGACATCTTAATACTCTGTGGTTTTTACGCCGCAATTGAAATCCCAAAACTTATACAACTTTTCTTAGTTTCTCAAAACTAAGTGGTGGAGTCAATATGACCCCTATGAGTTTCTTGCTTCTCTCAAGAGCAAGTGGTGCGGATGGGATCTTACTCCCGCCTGGTTTCCAATTTCCAGTCAAAGAATTGGTGGCGAGCCTGAGTTTATAGAGAGGGGTTTACATGACCCCTCTTTTTTTGTATAATAGATAGTACAGAGATTATTAGTTCTTTATGAGTCAATATGTAAAGAAAGCACTTGTGCTTGGTGCTGGTGGTTTTATTGGAAGTCACATGGTCAAAAGACTGCGAGCAGAAGGTTATTGGGTTCGCGGTGTGGATCTCAAGTATCCTGAGTTCTCAAAGACTGAAGCAAATGAGTTTATTATTGGAGACCTGAGAGATGTTGCCTTTGTAGAAAGAGTCATTCAATACAAAGGTGATCGTGGTAACTTCTATAACTTTGTTCCATCACGATATCTTCAGGCATTTGATGAAGTATATCAGTTTGCTGCTGATATGGGTGGAGCAGGTTTCGTATTTACTGGAGAAAATGATGCAGATATTATGCACAACTCAGTGTCAATTAACCTGAATGTTCTTGAGTCTGTAAGAAAGTTTAATGATTTTCTTGGTAAGAATGTAACCAAGATCTTCTATTCTGGATCTGCTTGCATGTATCCAAAGCACAATCAACTTGATCCAGACAATCCCGATTGTCGTGAAGAGTCCGCATATCCTGCTAACCCAGATTCCGAATATGGTTGGGAAAAACTCTTTTCAGAACGTCTGTATTTTGCTTATCATCGCAACTATGGTATTCCTGTACGTGTTGCTCGATACCACAATATTTTCGGACCAGAAGGAACTTGGACTGGTGGTAGGGAAAAAGCACCTGCGGCTATTTGTAGGAAAGTAGCAGAACTTCCTGAGGTTGGTGGAACAATCGAAGTATGGGGTGATGGTGAACAGACACGTTCCTTCCTCTTCATTGATGAATGTATTGAAGCAACTCGTCGTATGATGGATTCTAACTTCATCGGTCCAGTCAATATTGGATCTGAGGAAATGGTAACTATCAATCAACTTGTCGATACTGTTTCTAAGGTTGCTGGAGTTCCTGTTAAACGTCAACATAAACTTGATGCACCTCTTGGTGTTCGTGGTCGTAACTCCAATAATGATCTGATTCGTGAGAAGTTGGGTTGGGATTATGAACAGACCCTCGAAGAAGGTATTCGTAAAACTTATTTCTGGATTAAGGAACAACTTCAAAAATGACTATTAGTTTTAATCTTCTAGGACATCATGGAAGACTTGGAAACCAGATGTTCCAGTACGCAACATTAAAATCCATATCAACCAAACATGGATATGAGTTTACTATTCCTCCGAGTGATTTTAATGATCCATGGCACGATCATCAACTCTTTGAAGGATTTGAACTTTCTAGTCTTCCAAAAGAAAATATTCGAGTCAATCAAACAGATAAAAGAGTAGAGGAAGGTCACTTCCACTTTAACCAGGAACTTTATGAAAAGTGTCCAGATGATGTAGATCTATTTGGATACTTTCAAACAGAGAAATATTTTCAAGATATTTCTGATGAGGTAAAAAAAGATTTTACCTTCAAAGATAATATTCTTTCTGTAGCAAAAGAGTATCGAAACTCAATTGATAGTGAGAAGGTTATCTCTCTTCATGTAAGAAGAGGTGATTATGTAAATCAACCTTGGCACGGTTGTTGTCCTCTGGAGTATTATCAACAAGCACTGTCTATGGTCGATTCTAATATTCCAGTGATCATCTTTACAGATGATCCTAAGTGGGCTCTTAGTCAGAATATTTTTTCATCCGATAGATTCTATGTTTCTCAAGGTAATAGTAATCTATTTGATATGTGCTTAATGACTCTTTGTGATTATCACATTATTGCAAATAGTTCTTTTAGTTGGTGGGGAGCTTGGTTATCTGATAGTAAAAAAGTTATTGCTCCAAATAGATGGTTTGGTCCTCCACTGAGTGAACAGAATGATGTAAAAGATTTAGTTCCTGAGAGGTGGATTAAGATATGATTGATCTTAGTAATGTAACCTTTATCATTCCTTTGAGGATTGATACTGATGATAGACTTAGAAATATTATTCTGGTCACTTCTTTTCTTCTGAATAAATTCAATTGCAAAATTATCATCAAAGAATCTGATGAAATGTCTAAGTTTAATGCTTGGGCATTTCCAAAGATTAACTCTATCTGTGATACTAGGAATCTAAAGTATATCTTTGAAGAAAATCACGATGATCATTTTCATAGAACAAGACTTCTCAATGAAATGGTCTTGATGTCAGAAACCGATATTGTAGTAAACTATGATACTGATATCGTTTTACCGATCAGTTCATATGTCAAAGCAAAGGAGATGATTGATTCTGGAGAGTATGATGTAGTATATCCTTATAAGTTTGGTGAGTATAGTGAAAGAAAAGTATTTCCTAAAACGAAGGTTGAAGATGAAGATGATTTGAATAATTTTTTCAGAGATCCTTTTGTCAAGAAGTTTATTGATCAATTTGATCCAAAAGTTCTTGATGAGTATTATGGATATGCTCAGAATGTAAATGGAATAGGTTGGGCTGAGTATGGAATGGTTCAGTTCTTTAAAACGGAAGTTTATAAGAAGGGATACTTAGAGAATGAAAACTTTATTGCATATGCTCCAGAAGATGTAGAAAGACATCATAGATGGAAACTTTTGGGATATAATGTTGGTAGAGTAGATAGTCATGCATATCACTTAGAGCATAAGAGAACTGAAAACTCTTGGTTTAATAATCCTTTTATGCAAAAAAATAATGAGTTGTGGGAATACTTAAAGAGTCTTTCAAAAGAAGAAGTTATAGAGTATTATGAGAATCAAGAGTATGTGAAGGAGAAATTAAAATGACCTGGCATTTGGTAAATTATGCTGATGATAAGTTTGAAGATCAACAGAAATTTTTAGAAAAAGTTCATTCTGAAAATTTTAATATTATTTCTTATGATAGAGAATGGTTAGTTTCCACGGATTTTTATAAAGACAATCAGAGTCTTTTGGATGAAGAGTGTGGAGGTGGTTGGTGGGCATGGAAACCATATGTGATTCTTCATGCACTCTCTAAGGTTGAAGAAAATGATTATGTAATCTACTGTGACTGTGGAGATATGATTTCCCCAAACGTAAAAACATATGTTGAGAATACTCTCAGTGATGATGAGTTTTGTCTTCTTCTTTTAGGAAATAATAAAAATAAAGACTATACTAAGAGAGATTGTTTTATTCTAATGGGTTGTGATGAGGATGATTATTGGAACTCAAACCAATTAGAAGCTGGTGTTCAAGTTTGGAAAGCAACAGAACAATCAATCAATATCATTTCCGATTGGATGAAATTTTGCTTAGATTCTAGGATCATTAAAAATGATCCAAGTACTTTGGGTGAAGAACTTGCTACATTTAAGGAACATCGTAATGATCAAAGTATTCTTACAAATATTGCTATTCGAGAAGGATTAAGTGTAAGTGATAATGAGTTTCGAAACTTTATTGAATGTGACTATGATTATTGGTACGATAGATATCCTAGTTCCAATTTAGGTAGGGACATCGATAAGTTTTTAGTAGAGATACGAGATGCATAGTATTATCTTAACGATTCATAATAAAGAGTGGTTGGTTCAACAAGTCCTTGATGGAATTACAAAAAACACCAGGGGTAAGTATGAACTGATCGTAGTTCTTGATGGTTGTACTGATAAGTCTTTTGATATCGTAGAAGATTACTTTTACGGAAAAAGTCATGATGTTACCATAGCAACCACTCCAGATGTATATGAAACTAAAGCAAACAATGTTGGATTGAAAAGTGCATCTGGAGAGTATGTAATCATTGTTCAAGATGATATGATTATCAAAGAAGATGGTTGGAATCTCAGAATGCAAACACCATTTGATGCCTTTGATGATGTATTTGCCGTAACCTCAAGAACTGCTCATGATTGGGAATTCAATCCAGATACAAAACATTTGGGTATGAAAGAAGATCTTGATGATTGTTGGTGCGATATCTGTATACATACTAATCATGCAGATAGATCGAATATTTCAAGGGATATATTTGCAGTTCGTTCTTCAGTAAATCGTGGTCCATTAATGATTAATCATGAGGATTTGAAAAAACTGAATTATCTTGATGAAGAATTTTCACCTCAAGATATGGATGATCATGATCTAATGTATAGAATGCATAAAGAACTTGATAAAGTTTGTGGATGTTATTGGATTGATTTTGAGTCTAAGGATGAATGGGGTGGAACCAGAGTTTCTGGATCCCCAGCTCCTTGGTTACTGAAAGCAAATCATAAAAATATGAAAATATTTTATGAAAGACACAAAGACTTATTAAATATGTCATGCCAAAAAGAAGATAGGAGATTACCAGATGGTTGAACCAATTAGTCAAGAAAGATGGGAACAAGCTAAATCAGGAGAACTTAATCATTATGATTATGGAAATGATGAAAACTATAAAAGAACATCCATGATTATTCTTCGAGATCATTTTAATCTTGATCTTGAAAATGATTTGGTAGGTAAAAAGGTATTGGAAGTTGGTGGTGGTGCTTATCCTTCAGTCTTTCATGTGACGGGACTATCTAAAGCTGTTTCAGTTGAACCAAACTTTGATAACTTCCCCGAAAATGTAAAAGAAAATTTTAAGAATGCAAATGTAGAGTGTACTTCTATTGGATTTGAAGACTATAAGGGAAGGACAAAATTTGATGAAGTTTGGTTCTTTAATGTTCTTCAACATGTGAGAGATCCTCAACTTCAGATCTCAAATGCTAAAAAGATTGCAAAAACTATTAGAGTTTTTGAACCTATTGATACTGCAACAAACAACGAACATCCTCATAGTTTTAGTGCAGATTTTTTCCGTGAACAGTTCCCAGAATCGGAAGTAAAGATTTATCCTGGTGGATCTATTTCTGGATTTCATGGTGCTAGTTGTGCTTATTTGACGTGGACTAAAGATGAAAAAAAGAGAACTTCCAAACGTTGATTTAATTTCTATCAACTGTGTAGATCCCTATCAATCAGCAGTTGCTATAAATTACTGTCAAAAGTATTTTAATTTTGGTAAAAGTATTTTAATTACTCATCAAGATGTAGATGTTGATAATATAGAACTACATTTGATTGACAAACTTGATTGGTATCAATATAATGATTATGTGTTGAGCCTAATCGATCATACTGACAATGATTATGTTCTTTTAATTCAAGATGATGGTCATATTGTCAATCCAGATCTTTGGGATGATGAGTTTTTAAATTATGATTATATTGGAGCTCCTTGGCCATCGGAAGAGAGCTGGGTTTCTCTCCAACATGAAGATCAACAGTCATTGATGAGAGAAGTTTTTCCTAAGAATAGAGTTGGAAATGGTGGGTTTTGTTTGAGAAGTAGAAAGTTTCTTGAGTTCTCTTCTCAATTCGATTCTTGTAATGGATTGGGTGAAGATAGTTTTCTTTGCACAAGAAAGTATTATGAAGCAATTGAATATGGAATTAAGTTTGCACCTTTTGAACTTGCTGTAAAATTTGCTTATGAGAATCCATGTATCGAATTTGGTAAGTCTTGGAATGAACGAGAGTATTTTGACAAAACAAAACACTTTGGTTGGCATGGTAAAAACTTTTTAAACACTCAAGAATTAATGTCATTAAAATATACTTGATATGAAAGTATTAGTAACTGGAACTGCAGGTCTTCTCGGAGCAAACTATTCAAGATATCTTTTGGAGAACGGTCATACTGTCATAGGTATTGATAATTTTTCTGGTGGATATAAAGCATTTCTTCCAAAGAATGATAATCTAAAATTCTATAAAGTTAATCTTGAGAATAGGAAAAAGGTAAAAGAAATATTTGAAGAAGAAAATCCTGACGTAGTGTATCACTTTGCTGCATATGCTGCTGAAGGACTTTCTCCATTTATTCGTAATTATAATTACAGGAACAATGTAATTTGTTCTGCCAATATCATTAATGAATGTATTAATCATGATTCCAAACTAGTCTTTACTTCAAGTATGGCTGTATATGGTGAACAGCAACCACCGTTTACAGAAGAGTTAAGACCACAACCTGTAGATCCTTATGGGGTGGCAAAGTACTCTGTGGAAGTAGATTTGAAACTTGCTGGAGATCAGTTTGGACTAAAGTATAATATTGTCAGACCTCATAATGTTCTTGGCAAATATCAAAACATTTGGGATAGATATCGTAATGTAATCGGTATTTTTATTCGTAAGGCAATTACTGGTCAACCTCTTCTAGTATATGGAGATGGTGAACAGACTCGTGCTTTTTCGGACATCAAATATTACATGGAACCATTTGATAAACTTCTTACAGATTATGATGGAGAAATATTTAATATTGGCGCAGACAAATACTTTACCATTAACGAAGCAGCAGAAACAGTAGTAAGAGTTGCATCTAAGTATGGATACAATGCAACCATTGAACATGGTGAATCAAGACACGAAGTAAAACATGCTTACTGCGATCATACTAAGGCAAAGAGTTTGTTGAATTTTTCTGATCAAACAGAACTAGAACCTCTAATTGATAGTATGTTTGAGTGGGCAATGAAACAACCGAATAGGAAAGTGAAAGATATGGAATATGAAGTAACTAAAGACATTTACGATTATTGGAAATGAAACCCATTCAAGTATTCATGAGGCACTGTTATTATTCTCCAAACAGTGCTCTCCCTAACAGACATAGACCCGAGTGGTTTGATAAGATCAAACTCTTTGAAAACTTTAAGAGAACTATTAATCCAGAACTTGCTGATTATACGATAGTATATGATGAAAAGTTTGGTTCAATCTCTGATACGTTTTTAAAAAATGAGGAAAATGTAGAGATCATAAACTTCGGATATGAAGCTGGAAGTTTTTCTCGTACTGTAGATATTGCTTTAGAGAAAAACTTTTCTGATGACACTATCATTTACTTCTTGGAAGATGATTATTTACATCAGCCTGGATGGTGTGAAATCTTGATGGAAGGATTTACTTTACCAACCCATTACATCTCTCTATATGATCACTTAGATAAGTACATCGATAGTGGATATGATAATCTAGTATCAAAAATATTGGTGAGTAAATCGGTTCATTGGAGAACTGCTCCTTCTACTTGTAACACATACGCTGCAAAAGTTGGAACTCTAAAAGAAGATTATTCAATTCATAAACATTATAGTGATGCATCACCTGATGGTATATCGATGGATCATGCTAAGTTTGTACATCTAGGAAATATTGGAAAGAGATTGATCACATCTATTCCTGGATATGCCACACATTGTGATCATTTACAATCTCCTGTAATTAATTGGGAAAAATACTTATGAATTGTATAGTTTATCTTGTTAGATCTTCTGAAGAAGATGTTGAAAATTTTAATAGATCATTATCATTGGTTGAGGAGAATGTAGTACCAACAACTAGTGATTTTGATATTATTGTTTTCTGTGAACCATCATTTGAAGAATATAAGTCAAAGGTTAATACTAAGTTAACACTAAATTACCAAACTATAGAGTTTAATATTCCAGACTATCCTCAAGAAATCCTGAATCAAATTCCAGAATTCTTTCCTCATCCAACTCATGGTGATGGTCCTATTGGTTGGGGTCATCCTGGATTTCCTATTGGGTATCGTCACATGTGTAGATTCTTTTCTGGACACATGTATGGATATGATATACTTAAAAACTATGATTACTATTTAAGATTGGATACCGATTCTTATATTACTACAAGAATACCATATGATATCTTTGAACTCGCAAAACAAAATGATATCTATTATGGATTTATAAAAGTTGAAGAGGATAATCCAAAAGTAGTTGAAGGTCTTTGGGAGACTGTAAATGAGTATATTCCAAATGATCTTCCAGAAAATTTGATGTTCTATACCAACTTTGAACTTGGAAAAGTTTCATGGTTCTTGACAAGTGGTTACATGGAGTTTTATAATTACCTGGATAAGACAGGTGGTTTTTATACTAAGAGATGGGGTGATGCTCCAGTTAAGTTCTTAGGTATTAGTCTGTTGATGAATCAAAAACATATTAGTCAAATGGGTGGATTTGTCTACAATCATGGATAAAAATAAGTCAGTATTTAAACTTAAGAACTTTGGACCAATCTACTATCTCAATCTGGATGGACAACCAGAGAGAAGAGAGTATATGGAAAACCAGTTTAAGTACTGGGAAATTGAGAACTATACTCGTATTTCTGCATATGATGGTAGAGAAGATGATCTGAGCGACATCATCAAAGGACGTTATCCTGAGATGATGTCTTCTGGTGAGATTGGATGTGTTACTTCTCATCTCAAGGCTATCAAACATTGGTACGAAACTTCTGATAGTCCTTATGCTGTCATCATGGAAGATGATTGTAACTTAGATCTTGTTAAGTATTGGAACTTTACTTGGGATGATTTTTATTGTCGGATCCCCTATGATTGGGATGTAGTTCAGATTGCTATTATTTGTACAGGAGATATTCATATTAAAGTTCACAAGAGATTTGTGAATGAATTTTCAACTGCTTGTTATATTATTACTCGTCATCATGCCCAGAAACTTTTAAATCTTCATACAAGAGGAGATAAGTATAAACTCGATAATGGTGTAAAACCTCGTCCTGTTGCTGATGACTTAATTTATAATTCAGGTAATACTTATAGTGTTCCTCTTCTTCTTTATAGGATTGAGTTGGGTTCTTCTATTCATCCAGAACATATTGATGCATTCCATCGTGGTAACTATGATGGTCAAATGAACTTCTGGAGTCAGAAAGGAGCTCAACTATCTGTAGAGGAGTTAATGGATTACGATCCTTATCTTGGAAGGGTGATAGAAAGTACCGTAAACACTTGACACTCTTAAAGTCATCCCTTATACTAAATAAGTACTTAAGAATTCTGTTGTAATTCTTAATCTTTGTCCTATAGTACAAACAAACAACAATCTATGAAATTCTTTCAACAACTGATGCTTGCACCTGTTGCTCTGGGAATGGTTGCACCTGCTGCGATGGCCGCAGACCTTAATATGAATGGGGTCAACCAGTATTCTTCCGAACAGGTTACAAGCGTCACTCAATTTTCTGATGTCCAACCTACTGACTGGGCATATCAAGCACTCTCGCAACTTGTAGAGCGTTATGGTTGCGTTGCTGGTTATCCCAACGGCACCTTCCGTGGTGGTCGTGCTTTGACTCGTTATGAGGCAGCAGCACTTCTGAATGCTTGTCTGGATCGTGTGACTGAAGTTACCGATGAACTCAAGCGTCTTACTAAAGAGTTTGCTGCTGAACTGGCAGTTCTGAAGGGTCGTGTTGATGGTCTGGAAGCACAAGTTACTACTCTCGAAGCACAACAGTTCTCTACCACTACTAAACTGCGTGGTGAAGCAAACTTTGTGATTGGTGGTGTGGATGACTATCAAACTAAAGAAGGTGATATTATCCACACTGCATTTAACTATGATCTTCGTCTGAATCTGGATACTTCTTTTACTGGTGCCGATTTGCTCCGTACTCGTTTGCGTTCTTCTAACTTCAGTAGCAATCCTTTCGGTTCCAGTTCGTCTATCTTCAAACTGGATAAAGCAGACAATACCACAGGTGAAAACGGTAATAACGTAGTTATCGATCGTCTGTATTATCAGTTCCCTGTGTTCAACGGTAGCACCACTCTTACTGCTGGTGCTCTGGTTCGTAACACTGAGATTGCTTGGATTCCTTCAGCATATGAATCCAAGATCCTTGATTTCTTCCAAGTAGCTGGTGCTCCTGGTGTGTATAACAAGGCAGTTGGTTCAGGTTTTGGTATTCAGTACGGAAACAAAGGTCTGATTGCTGGTGTGAACTATGTGGCACAAAACGGTGCTGATAGTTCTACAGGTGAGTTTGATCGCTCTGGTGCTCTCAACACTCTAGCCCAGATCGGTTATCGTGGTGACAACTACGGTATCGCATTTGGTTATCGTTATGGCACCGAAGGCACTCGTGTTCGCACATACAACGGTCTGAATGGTGCTTCTGGCACTCTGGTTCCAGGTCAAACTTCTAACGGTTATGCTATCAACGCTTACTGGCAACCCACTCAATCTGGTTGGGCTCCTTCGATCTCAGCAGGTTATGGTTGGAATACTGTAAGTGGTACTCCTAGTGATGCCACCAACAGTCAATCCTGGTTTGCTGGTCTGACTTGGGATGATGTGTTTGTTGACGGTAACTCTGCTGGTGTTGCTATCGGTCAGGCACCTACTGGCGAGAACCTTGAGAAGTCCACGATGCTTGAGATCTTCTATAAGTATCAAGTGTCTGATAACATCAGCGTCACTCCTGCTATCATCTACGGTAGTGACAACCAACGTCTTGTTGGTAACTCTTCCAATTGGGGAGGAATTTTGCAAACAACCTTTAAGTTCTAAGGTATAAATATAAATGCCTTAATTGGTTCGCATCTTTAAGGTAGAGATTGGAGGGCAGAAATGCCCTCTTTTCTTTTATAAATAGTATTGCGAACCAATTTAAGAGCAGATGAAAGACCATAATAGGTTTTATACTTACGCATATTTGCGAGAAGATAAAACTCCTTACTATATTGGTAAAGGAGTTAAAGGTAGAATTTACTCTTCTAATAGAAAAATAAAAAAACCAAAAGATAAATCCAAAATTATATTTCTTAAACAAAATTTGACAGAAGAGGAAGCATTCAATCACGAAGAGTATATGATTTCAGTTCTTGGTAGAAAAGATTTAGGAACTGGAATATTGAGAAATAGGACTAATGGTGGTGAAGGTTCTTCTGGTTCTTTGAAAAGTGAAGAATTTAAAAGAAGACATGGTGAAAGAATGAAGGGGAAAAATAATCCTGGTTATGGTAGAAAACAATCGGAAGAACATAGAAGAAAAAATAGTGAGGCAAATAGAGGAGAAAATAATCATTTTTATGGTAAATCTCATTCAGAAGAAACCAAGAAAAAAATTAGTATGAAGAAGAAAGGAAAACCACTTTCTACAGAAACCAAAAGAAAATTAAGTGAAATACATAAGGGAAAATGTGGAGAAAATCATTCTCATTATGGAAAGAAATGGTGGAACGATGGTAAAGGTAATACTACAATATCACTAGATTGTCCTGGTGAAAATTGGGTTCTTGGTAGATAACTTACTCTAATAAATAACTAAAAAGTATTATCAAAAATGGACGCACAAGATTTTCGTAGTCTTCAAGAAGCATATATGGAAGTTGTTAAAAATCAACAACTTGATGAAGTATTAGATACTCCTGAAAGAGCAAACGAGTATGCTAAGAAGAATGTAAAATCTCTGGTTGGTGCTTTTGTTAAAGGTGTTGCTAATAAAGATATCAGTCAACTAAAGACTATAGAAAAAAGAAAAAGAGGAGCAGAACTGGCAAAAAAGAAGGCAGAAAGAAAAGCAGCAGAAGAAATGAAGGAAGGAAAAGTTCCTTGGAATGACCCTAAAAATCCACTTCAAAGTGGGCATACACCAGCAGAAAAAAACAGGGCAAAGAGAGAAAGAACTGGTGTAGAAGACCTTTCAAAATCTCCAACAGATAAAGATTATGCTAGATATGGTAATATGAAATCTACTGACGATGAACAATCTAGTGCTTCAAAGAGCAAAGACAAATCCACTCACAAGTTCCGTGATTTACCAGTAAGAACTGATAAAGGTAAAAAGCAAACACTTGGTCAGTTGAGAAGAACTAGAGGAACTCCTAAACCTGGAGCATCTGACGAAAAATCAAATCTTTATCAGTCTCCAATTCGTAAAGACGATAAGAGAACTAGAGGTGGAAAAACGGATCAGTGGAAAGGTCCAAATCCAAGAAATGAAGAATATGACCTCTACGACATCATCCTCTCACACTTACTTGATGAAGGATACGCTGAAACACCAGAAGCAGCAGAAGCAATTATGGTAAATATGAGTGAAGAGTGGAGACAGAGTATTATTGGATGATAAGTCAGAGAATCTAAACAAAATCTTAAGGGGTGCTTGACACCCCTTTCTTTTTGCTATATAATTGTGTAACAATTCGTAATAAAACGAAAATGACTGTAACTAAAAACGAGTTTGGGCAAATGAATATGTTTGCCAAAGAGCCTTCGATGTATATGACTAAGGAGGATCTTGAGCGTTATGGTATCGAACCTTATGCTGAGAAAGCGGAGAAAATGAATGGACGTTGGGCAATGCTCGGTATTATTGCTGGGGCTATTTCTTATGCTCTCACTGGTAAACTCTTCTTCGGTGTCTTCTGATGACTGAAGTAATTTTTACAGTCACATCAGTTGCTTTTTTTGTGATTTTAGGTTATGCTGTAAATCAACTTTCTGAAACATATTGATGATTGGAAATCTTGAACCAGAAGAAAATGTTATGGGAACACCAGGTATGCTAGGTCAGTTTGCTGTTGCTCTCCAAAAACTTGGATGGAGTGCTGATGATGAACTCTCTGTAGAGATTGGTGGAGTAGCAGTAACAGGAACTTCTACTAGTCCAAATGCAAACCCTAAATGGGCAAAACCATTCGGAACCGTAACTTATCAGAACGATGCTTTCATCGTAATTAAAAATAAATCAAGGAACCCCGTTGTCCCTTCACAACCAAATCCTGAACTTAAACAACAACACCCTTATCAAGGAGAAAACAAATGAACGAACGCGCAGAACGTATTAATGGTTGGGCAGCGATGATTGGTATCGTTGCCGCTATGGGTTCTTATGCCCTGACTGGTCAAATCATTCCCGGAATTTGGTGAAATAGAGATTACTATGTTTGATTGAAGGAGGGGTAAAACCCTCCTTTTTTCATAAATATAGTGCAGGGTTTGGATACAATAATGCTTATAGATCTCCATAATTTTTTCAAGTATTACGACGAAAAAAATCCAAAACATGTTGCTGCAGTAGAGCAACTTGAGGTTGACTTAGCAGATAAATGCCCAGAGTTAATGGATGGCTCGGCAAACTGGGTAAGAATTTACAGAACAAAAGCAGAACCAACAATTCCAGGAGTTCTCAACGTTCCTTTCTATCCACAGACAGATAATTACAGAGATGCTCAAAGAACCTGTAATTCTTCTGCTTGTGCTATGTGTTTAGAGTATTTCAAACCTGGCACTCTAGTAGGACCTAAAGGCGATGATGCCTATGTTAGAAAAGTATTCTCAGTCGGTGATACGACTGATCACACAGTTCAGACAAAAGTTCTGGACTCTTACGGTATCAAATCACACTTCAGTTACAATCTTTCTTTTGCTGATCTTGATCGTGAGCTTGCCGCTGGAAGACCTGTTGTTATTGGTATTCTTCATAGGGGGACTCTTTCTCGCCCCACGGGTGGACACATGGTAGTTGTGATTGGTAAGAAAGGTGATGATTATGTTGTGAATGATCCCTATGGTTCCCTAAATGATGGATATACTAGTGCAGTTACTAATGGCAAAGGTGCAGTTTATAAGAGATCTGATCTTGAAAAGAGATGGACTCCAGATGATCCTAAATCTGGGTGGGGAAGAATATTTGAAGCAAAAAAGTAGAATCGACATCGCAAGTTCCTCAGTGTGGTGTCGATTTAATCAAAGAGTTTGAGGGTTGTCACTTAGAGGCATATCCAGATCCTCTTACAGGAAGACTTCCAATCACTATTGGTTGGGGTTCTACTCGTAAGAGAAATGGACAACCATTTCATCTAAAAGAAACAATTAGTCAAGTGGAAGCAGATGATTTGTTAATGTTTGATATTGAACAAAGATTTCTACCACACCTACAAAAGATCCCATACTGGAATGAGATGAATGATAATCAAAAAGGAGCTCTTCTTTCTTTTGCTTATAATCTTGGTGCTCGTTTCTACGGGTCTTCCGGTTTTAATACTATAAGCAGAGTTCTTAGAAATAAAGAATGGAGTAATGTTCCCAACACTCTAAAGATGTACCGTAATCCTGGTACTGATGTTGAAGTTGGATTGTTAAGAAGAAGAGGTGCCGAAGGTAAACTTTGGAGTTCTTAATCTTCTACCCTTGTTCTTAGTGCAATTACCGTAGTTAAAATAGTCAATAAAGTTTCAAATCCTCTTCTTTCAGATTCTTTGCAATCTGTTGGTGGAGGATTTTTTAGTCCACCTAGAAGGTTTGCATGATTTGTTGTTCCCGGAATCATAAAATTACATGCAACAAAGTTTAATCCTACGAATCCAATTATAGAAGCGCAAATAATAAAGATAAGTTTATTCAGAATAGAACCATGCTTTTTTCCTACCACGTTTTGCTGGTCTTTTGATGAATCTAATGACTTCTGCTGGTTGTCTTTTTGGTTGCGATCTTCTTCCTTCATTGAATACTCCTTCGTTGGTGATTAGTCTCATTACTAATAGTCCAAGGAGAAGTGTAGATCTCATCTTCCTTCTTGATTATGAATCCAAGTTTTTAATTCTGTCAGATAGTTTCTTAACATATCTGCTTTTTCTAAATGCCATTTATCACCACTCTTGAAGTATTCTTGGGTGTGATTATCTATTGCTTTGAGTATATTATGTATAGGTGCGTTCCAAGGTTCCCTGACAGGAGTATTCCATTCCCTTGGCATTGATGGGAAAGCAGTTTTAAATATTTAGATTATTTGTTATAATAAATAGGTAAAACGGTTTTGCAAGAACCATGCGTGTGAAATCATTGTTATCCGTATTATTCATATCCTTTCTTCCCATGAATGTTTATTCAAGAGCTCTTAGACACATTGATATGAATGATGTTAAACAGAAACATCACGATAAACTAGTACAAAAAAGAATTCTAGAAGAGAAAAATAAAAAAATTATTGAAGAATTAAAATATAAAAATAGTCCATTATTTTCGAATTGGAGATTTGAAATATCAGAGGGTATGACATCTGATGGGATGTTCCTGACAACATTGCCTGCAACTGGTGATGTTGACTTGACTTCTCTTCCTGGTGGAGACTCTAGTGTTTACTCAAGTTTGGGTCAGGGAGACTCTTTTGGAAATTATGGATCTCTTCCTAGTACTCGCATTGCAAACAGTGGATCTGGAAGTGGTATTAATGGTGGATTTGATGTTGGGGATAGTTATCTATCTTTTAATGGAAAAGATAGTCAAACTTTCAGGACGGTAACTTTAAATCCTGTAGATACTTCTATCGTTGATACTATCTCAATAACTGGTTTGAGAGGAACAGACTCTAATGGAGGAGTGACTCCAGTATCTAACTTAGTTTTGGCTTATTATAATAATGATACTGGCGAATTTGGAGACATTACAGTGATGACTCCTTCTGGTCCAACTTCTTTAACTAAGCAAACATTTAATTTACCTAAAGAAGCTCAGGGTAAAAATGTTCAATTCTACTTATATGATGCAACAAGTGAAGGTCAAGGATTAGATGGAAAACAGTTTATCGGGAAACAACTGGCAGTATCTGGAATAAACAATTTTCCACTAACGTCATCATATACAAATCTCCTTGATTTCTTTATCAATGTTCCATTTGATCAAATGATTGATAAAGATCCTAGTGCACAACAACCATCTTGGTATAGCATGGGTAGATTTTTTTGGGATAATATTTTGAATGACACTATTGGATGGGGTCCTGGAAGTGAAGTTGAAGGACCTCCTGGACCTATTTCTGGGGGAACTAAGTATTGGAGTTTGGATGAGGATCCCCCTGCAGGATTGGGATATATGACATCCGCAGATTATATTTACATCGGACAATCAATTTATCTACAGTTTTCTGGTGCTTCTACTTATGGCATTTCAAACATAAGTTTCCAAAGAAAAACTCCAATGAATGTATTTGTTCCATTAGATAGTCCAGAAGCAACTTCTTTTATAAGAACAGATCCTGGTTTTGCTGGATTGTCCGAGGCAGAAAAGAAACAGAAACTCAAAGAGATGTTAAAAGCATCTGATGAGTATGTTGAAAAAATATTTGGAGAAGCATTCCCTGGATCTGGTGCAGTTCCTCCTGGAGAAAGTGGTGATACTCCCGGTGTTGAAGTAACTGATTATCAACCACCATCACAAGAGTCTCAGGCAGAGATTCAAAAAACTGCAACAGACTATCAAAATTCTGTCAATGATCTTGGAAGTGCATTTGATGATTTAAAGAAAGAATTAAGTTCTGCTAGTAAATTAAGTCCTTCAACTACATCAACTTCACTCTCACAATCCAGAGATCAAAAAACAATAGATATTCTTAAGAAAGAGATTGAAACTCGTACTAAATTACAAACCACAGGAGATGCTCAAAAATATTATTCATCTCCTTCTATGCAAAGAGCACTTGATAAACTTAAGGTTCAATTGGCTTCTGCGGAAAAAGATTTTGCCGATAAGTATGGATCTACTGAAATGCCTGGTCCAGATCCACAACAATTGCAGAAACAACTATCTGATATTGATAATCAAATATCAGACTTGAAGGCTCAGGCAAAACAAAATATGATTGATGCTAAGAATAATGAGTGGAAAGCAGCTGCTATTGGAGGTGGATTTGCATTAGGTGCAATTGTTGGTATTGGAGCATTGGTAGGATCAACATCTGTTGCTGTTCCGACTGCATCTGCAAGAGTTGCATCTGCATTGAATGCATTGAAGAAATCTGCTGATGCCGCAAAGGCAGCAAGGCAACTTGCAGCAAGATCTATGGGACAAAATTCAAAAGGAAGAGGAATGGGTGATAGATGGTCTCCAAACCAATATCAATAAAACTCTTATAAACCAGAAGAAAAATTAATCACGGAAAAAGAAAAATGAAACCAACATTCAAACAATTTCTATCAAAAATTGGGTATTATGATGGAAAACCATCTCCACTAGGTTTTCCTATGGATGAACCCCCAAAGATGGTCAATGGTATGCATCCAGATTTAGTT